TCGATGCCGGGCAAGGGCGTGACGTTGTCGCTCACGGCAACTCGATCTCCCCACTGTCGACCTCATACCGCCCCGCCAACCGCGCCGCCGCAAACGCCTCCGCCAGCGCATCCGCGTAGTCGTCGAGGGTCATGTCCGGGATCAGCTTGGCCAGGCCCTCCTGCACGTCTTCCCACGACTCCGCGCGGTCGACCAGGTCGCGGATCTGCTCGACCCACTTCGCAGGGTGTTTCGACGCGCGTCGATCGAGCTGGCCGGCCATGCGCTCGGGCGGGTCGCCGTCCTCGGTTTCGGCAGCGAACTCGGCCGGCGGTGCAGGTTGGCCGTCGTCGCCCGGCTCCGGCGGCGCCGGCGGCGCCTTTTCGACCCACTCGCCGCCGTACTTCTCGGTGATGTAGGCCAGGCTCGGGCGGAAGCCCATGCCGACGATCTTTCCGTCGCGCTCGGCCGCGGTGTTGAGGTCTTCCTCTTCCTCCAGCACGCGGAACACGCGCGGCGGATCGGCGTCGGGGAAGTTCCAGCGCGTGAGCCAGGTGATGGGGCCGAGGTTGAGCGACTCGCAGACCAGGTCCGCGTCCGCCTTGACGATATCGGCGCGCACGTCGGCCTGCAACTCGTCATTGCCGAGGCGGCCAGGCGTGCCCTGGCTGCTGGCGGTCTGGCCGATCACCACCTTGGCGATGGTCTCGTCCATCGTGTCGTGGAGCGCCTTGTAGTCGGCGGTACCCGCGCGCGCGGCTTCGAGCAGGTCGATCTCCATCCCCTTCGGGATGATGACGCCGCTGTCGCTCTGGATCGCCCGCACCGCACGCAGCAGCTTCTGCTGCTCCTCGGATGAGGCCGTAGGCTCGTAGCGTCCGACGCCGGTCGGCGCAGCGAACTTCTCGACGAACGACAACCAGAACTTGATGCCGTTGCGCTTGAACAGCGCCGGCCAGTAGCACCAGTGGCCGAGGCCAAGCCCGTAGGGTTCGTCATCGTGATCTGCGCCGGTGGCAAAGTGCCAGAACTTGTTCAGCGGCAGCTCGACGCCCTCGAACATGTTGCTGGTGGTGAGCATGCGCAGCTCACCGCTGGGCGCGGCGAAGCGGAAGCGCCGCCGGTTGCGGACCTTGATCGCTTCCCAGCTGATCAGCCCATCGCGCACGCCGTACAGGATCTCCGCGACGGCGAAGCCGTAGAACACGCCGAACAACATCCGATCGGTGCGCGCATCGAAGCCCACCCGCTGCAGCTGCTCCTTCACGAAGGCCGCCGCCTTCTTGTCGGCGCGGCGATCGCTGGCCGGCTCGACCTGCCACTCTGCGCTGGTCACCGCCAGGCGCCGCTGCAGGAAGGTGCTGGCCACCTGCGGCTCGCTCAGCACCTGCTCGTAGATGGCGAGGTCGCCGCCGCCGCGATTGCGCAGCACGCGATCGGACGGCACGTACAGCGGGCCAAGGTAGCCTCGGGTGATGTCGATGCCATCCGCGGTGGTGGCGATCTCGCGGTCTTGGGTGGGGCGTGGGCCGATCTCTTCCATCACACGTAGCCTCCGAAGTCATTGCCACCCGCCACCGTGCCGAAGCCGTCCTCGGTGAGCGCTGCCGTACCGGTGAAGTCCTGGCCGATGCGCGTGGCTTCGCGCGGCCCGGCGGACTGGAAGTCGATATCGAAGCCGCCCTGGTTGGCGGCTTCGAGCGCAAGGAAGCAGGCCCAGGTGCGGTCGGCGTGGCCGGCGCTGTCACTGTCGGCGATGAACCGAACGTTGCCTGTCGCGCCGGTCTCGCGGCGCAGCTTGTGCAGATCAGCGCGCAGCCTGATATCGCCACTCGGGATGCGGATTCGCCGGTCCTCGAACGCATCCTTGCCAACCGTTGCCAAGTGCTGCTTGTTGGCCGCGGTGAACAGCACGCCATGCACCCGGCTCTCGCCGTAGCGACGCTTTGCATCCTCGACCGGCTTTTCACCCATGCCGGTCTGATCCTTGAACATCCGAATCACTCGGTAGCGGCGCACCACATCGTCGAGCAGCTCGTCCATGGCTGCGAAGGAAAGCCGCCGCTCGGCAATGATCTCGCGCGTCCACAGCACGTCGCCAACCCGCTCCAGCACCCAAATGACGAACAGATCGTTTCGCGTGGCGATATCGACGCCGACATAGCACTCGCCGCCGGCGTACAGCTCGGGCAGTCCGGCCTGGTCATGCTCGACGGAGTTGATCAGCTCGAACGGCAGCCAGGCGCTGGCTTCATCGAGCCACCGCAGCTCGAACTCCTGCGCCCATAGATCTTCGTCGCCCGCACCTCGCCGCAGTTCGTCGATATCGCGAGGCAGACCGTCCGCGACGGCCTGATAGATGTCGGTCTGGTGGCGGCTCCAGCCATCATCCTTTCCCGTCATCAGGTCGTAGAACTTGTTCCCCTTGCCGTTGGGTGTGCTGATCACGCGCAGCTTGAGGCCCGGCTTCGAGATGACCGGAAACAGCGCCTTCCAGATCGCGCGTGAGTCCTGGTGAAAGGCGAACTCATCGAGCACAACGCTGGCGGAGAAGCCGCGTGCGGTATCAGGGTTGGCCGGGAGTGCAGTGATCCGCGAGCCGCCTGGCATTTCGACCTCCAGCGCCTTGGTGCTGGCATCGAAGTCGATCTCGGCCTCCTTGAAGCCGGCCTGCAGCGCACGCAGATGAAGCTTCACACCTTCGTTCATCGCCTCGCGCGCCTGGCGCTCGCCGCGCGACAGAATCACCCAGCGCCGCCGTTGTCCGGACGCCTCCGCGCGGATGCAGTCGAGCACCAGCTCCAGCGTGGTGGTGAAGGTCTTGCCAGTCTGCCGCGCGAACATAGCGATCTTGAAGCGCGCATCGTCCTCGATCCATCGCTTCTGGTAGGGGAACAGCTGGAGCGCCGGATTGCTCACAGGTCGTAGGCCGCTCGGATGACCAGCGCCACGGAATCGGCATCGAGCGCGCCGGACTTGCCCAGCGCCTCGATCTTGGAGCGCTGCGCCTTCATCGCCTTCTCGACCGCCGCGCGCGCGATCTCCTCACGCTCCTGCCGCGACACCCGCTGCACCTGGACGGCGTCCTTTGCTGCCCGCGCCAGCTTGCGCGCGTCTTCCACGGTCGCCTCGTTGTCGTCCTGCATCTCCAAGGCGACATGGGTGACCAGGGTGTTGACCGCTTCCGACAGCAGCGCCGCGGACTTCTCACCGATCCCGTCGCCCAGCTCGCCCACCACCAGCTCGGCCATGGCCCGCTGCTCGCGCAGGCGCTTGGACATTTCGTCGAACTTGGCGCGGTAGCGATGCAAGCCGGTGCGCGAGGGCACCGCCTCCTGATCGACGCCCAGCTTCGCGGCCAGCTCGCGGCCCGCGGCGTGGATCTCGTCCAGGGTGTGGCGGTCCTCGCGGAACATCCGCTCATACAGCTGGCGGATCTCCGGGTGGACGCGGTGGACCTTGCTCTTGCGGGAGCGGCCGGCCATGGTTCATACCCCCCGCCGCGGCCGGCTGACGCCTTCGATCTCCACGCGCCCATGCACCAAGTCTTCGCCGCGCCCGGTGAGGTGCACGGCGTAGACGGTATCGGTGAGCTGCTCGATCGAGACCAGGTTGTGCAGCTGCAGGAAGCGCAGGTCCTCGAACACGGTGGCGCGCTCGACGATGTGGCCCAGGTGCTGGACGCCCATATGCAGCACCGAGCTGTTGGAGGTCTGGCCCGCCTGCTCGGCCAGCAGCCGGAGGATGACCAATCGCCGATCCTCGATCAGCTTCTGTGCGAACGACTTAGCCATGCTTGCTTCCCCCTCGAAGGAATTCCTGAATCGAATGCACCATCTCCAGCGTGGTCTCCGATCGCTCGTTCAATGCCGCCACGTCGTGGCTCAAATCCGCCAGCCGGGACTTCACCTCGCCAACGTCGGTCAGCCGCGCCTCCAAAACTGAGACACGCTTGTCCACGCTCTCGATCAGCGAGCGCTTGGTGTCCTGGCGGCCCCAGAGCACCACCAGGAGCACGGTGTTCAGCAGCACGGCCAGGGCCAGCAAGACCAGGGCGACGGAGACGATATCGACGCTCATCGCGGCGCCCTCCCGCGGAGCTGGGCTTCGGCCACCGCAGCACAATGGGCGCAGCGCCCCGTCAGCGGGAGAGCCTTGACACGATCCAGCTCGATCTCCTCCTGGCAGTCGGCGCAGATCCGGGGCGCGGTCGGGTCGTAAGGCCGCATCGACTCGGCGATGCGCTCGCACCGAACCTGCTCCGCATGAAAGCGGGCGAGCGCCTCGGCGCGCTCATGCTCGACCAACTCGTTCGCGCGGTCGGCGATATCAGCCATGCCGCGCTACTCCTGATCGACGCAGTCGGCCGGAATCGGGTCGCCCAGCTGGCGCATCGCCGCGCAGTAGCGCCGCCACACCGCTGCCTCGTACACGATCAGCGCGTCCACCAGGGCGCGCAGCCGATCGGCGCAGCCGTGATACTGCTTGGCTGCGGCGTCGAACCGCCCGAGCATCTCCACCGGCGTGCCCGTCACCAGCAGCGGCAGGCTCGGCAGGCACGGATGGCGCAGGTCCAGCTTCACCTCCGGCGGCGGCTCCGGCGGCGCCTGCAGCACCACGGGTCGCGGCCCGGTTCCAGTGGCGCACCCCGTCAGGGCCAACGCTGCAAGCAGCCAGCTCAGGGTGCGCCGCGGCGAACGCTGCCCAGGCCTCCCTCTGCTCGGCGAATAGCGTCCGGGTTTCCTCGCGGCGTTCGGTGTGCACATTGACGATCTCCTCCAGGCGACGCTGGTCGGTGCGGTAGTCCTGGGCTATGGCTGCGCCATTGCGGCGCAGCGCCACGGCGGCGGCATGCAGGGCCTCGACATCGGTGCGCAGCACAGTTGCGTCCAGCTGGGCCTGCTGGCCGCGCTGCCACTCCATGCCCGTCCATATGCCCGCACCAAAGCCGGCGCCGGCAGCGAGAACGCAGCAGATCACAGCGATCAGCGCGGCCTGGGCCTGAGGAACCACGTTCGGCAGCACCTCGACCTTCATCGACCGACCTCATCGCACACCGCGCGGCCGGACCAGCCGGCGGCGATGTAGGCCGGCTCGCGCTTGAGCAGAATGCGCGAGACGTAACCGCGGTTCTCGCGGATGGCCCATCCGGCGCGTGCCGAGTGGGCATCGACGTGACCGAACCATCGCTCGGGATCGAAGCCACTGGCCGACGCACGCCTCTTGTCGCGCCTTACCCACCCCAGGCCGCCGTTGTAGCCCGACAAGGCAAACGCCCAGCGATCGCACTCCGTCGCACCCGTCACCCGTTCCAGCAGCCAGGCGTCGTACAGCACCATGCCGCGCACCGCTTGCGCCGGGTCCCACGGGTCGAAGGCGCCGAGCTGATCGGGAAACTTGCTTGCGATCCATTCCGCCGTTGTGGGTGTGAACTGGGCCAGGCCGGCTGCATATCGGGACCGCGCCTTGGGATCCCACAGCGACTCCTGGTGGATCTGCGCGGCGATGCGCGCCGTGGGCGCGAAGATGCCCCACACCGCCGCGGTCTCGCGCTCGACCATCAGGCGATACAGAGGCGGCACGTCCGGGACGGTCGGCCGCTGAGCCTGAGGCGAAACGGCCTGCTGTGAGGCCGATGCCGGCTGCGCGCAGGTGTGCAAGATCGCAGCGGTCAGCACCGCCACCAGCAGGACACGCGTTGCCGGCCATGCCCAGGCGTGCACCAGGCCGCGCCAGACAAAGTCCGCTGCGAACCAGAGGACGATGCCGGCGGTCTTTAGGGTGGAAACGCCCTTCATCGCTAGTGCCTCCCGAAACGGATGGAGGGGTCTGCTAACTTTGGTTGCGACGCGGCCAGCGTCATCACTTCCAAAGGAGCAGACCCCATGAGCAAGTCATATGAAGAACTGGCGGTAGAAGTCGTCATCGCAGCCATGCAGCACGGGGCGTTGCAACTCGATGGCAAGACTCCGAAGGCCAAGGCGGAGTCCGCATCGGAATGCCTGGACATCGTGATCAAGGGACTGGTCAAGACCGCGAAGGCTCTTGAGTAGTGTCTGCAGCGCGCAGCAGTGCGCGTGCCTCTGCAACCTCGGCGAGCAGATCGCTGAGGTTGCAGTTTCGGATCTTCGCCAGATCGACGGCGATTGCCCAGACGATCCAGATGTCATCCGGATGCACCGACAGCTTTCGCTCCTCGCTCATGGCGTGAATGCCGCGGCGATGATGGCGGCAGCCATCAGGGTGACGCGCCCGGTCTCGCCCATGGCGCGCTCGATGCCTTCGAGCGAGTCCAAGTCCGGGCGCACCCAGGTGTGGTAGAGCGCCACGGCCAGCACCGCCGCGCCGATGATCTTGGCGGCCATCCAGGCGAACACCAGGGCCTTGGTGGCGTTGAACGCCACCACCAGCAGAAACAGGCCGAGGAACAGCAGCAGCCACAGGGCGCGCGCGCCCTGGTCGCCGACTACCGCGGAGAGGCGCTGCGAGATCGCTCGCAGCCGATCAACGATTGCAGACATGCGCGCACTCCTGGGATGCACCGAAGCCGGCAAGGGCCGGCTGGTGATCAGGGTGCGCGGGAACGGCTAGTGGAGTCTTGGGGCCGAGTTCACAGGCGGCGGCTACTGGTGAGTAGCGAAGCCCCGAATCAGTGTGTAGTCGACCTGCGAATTATTCGCGCTGTGCACGGCCATTATTACGTCGCGAAAGCGGACCTCGGTCTCGCCCTCAGGGCTTAGCGTGTAAGTGAGATCCTGGCTAAAGGCGGGGCGCGCGAGATTGTCTCTGAACTCCCGATATGCAATTCGGAGGGTCCCGTCATCAAGTCCTTGGTAGATCAGCTCGTACTTGAATCCGTCCTGGATGGAGCGATCAGATGCCCGGTATGCAGCGGGCTCGATGTCCCTGCGGTTTACGAGCATCCCGTATGCGTTCATGGTAGATGCCTGATCGAAGCGACCATCCCCGTTGGTGTCCGCCACGCATGGTGCGCCCATCCTCCGAGGCGGGTGGCAGAACACCTCCCGCCCTTCGGAAACGGCGGCCACGAGCTGTGTGCCAGCTGCCAGCCCTTCCCGGCCGGCCCAGAAGCTCCCACCTATCGGGCCGCGTAGAGTGGCGATCACGTTTGCGAGGTAGTCATAGTGCGAAACCATCGCTTGCCCGACGAACGCTGCGGATCGGACGCCCGGTTCAGGATGGCTGCCAACTTCGTAGGTTGCGTCGCGTGACTGGACTGATGCACACGCAGCCGACAGAACACCGATTGCGGCAGCGGCGAGAACTCGCAGACTAATCATGGCTATTCACTCCTGATACTGCTCAAGGTTGAAAGCTTGCCCTTGAAGGGCGTCTTCTTCGGAACTTCGCTCGAACACGCTGGGGTTCCTTCCGCTTGCGATGTTGGCTCACAAGTCTGCGTGGTCCGCACGGGTGGCGAGCTCGTTTTCCATCACCTGGATCCTGCGGCGCAACCATGCCGCATCTCGTCTGAGCCGATCACGCGACCATGCCAGCGGCACCGACGCAAAGAACATCAGCGCCACGCAACCGAGCGCATAGCCCAGATGCGATTCTCTGCCAAGACTGGTCAACGTGCGCAAACAGAACCACAGACCCGCTGCTCCAAAGATCAGAACTGGTAGCGTCAGCGGATGGAAGGTGATGCGCCGTCGGACCGACCGGTAGGCAGCTACCGTGGACCAGTAGGCGGTCAGAATCTGTTCCGTGGGGAGTTGGTCGATTCTTGGTGGTGCGACTGAGCCACTATCGACCACCACATCCCCATTCTGGGTGATGTTGACCTGCCCTACGTTTCCGCTGAACTCAGTCATTCGGTTCCCTCACCGTTCTAGGTCCTGTTGGTCCATTCCCCTGCAAAGGTGTCGATTCGGCGGCTCTTCTCCCAGCTACTTCTTCTCTGAGCCTCGGCCGACTCTAATCCGTTGCTTGCTGTTGTCTATTTCCCCGTGGTTGGTGGTGGATACGGACCCCACCGATCCAGAGAAGTGCACCGACTGACCTGACGTGACAGCTGGGGTGACATGTTGGGCGAAAGCCGCGCTTGTTCGCTCTAGGGCGAGCTTGGCCTCCTCCGGACTTCTTCGGTAGTTCTCCAGGAGCGCAGCCTCCCTTGGAGTGAGTTGCACGCCAGCTGTCGCCTCGAACTTCCCTGTGAGTAACCAAAGGGGCTGTACCCCGTACAGGAGGTTCAGCTTGACCAGCATCTCTACGTCTGGCTGCCGCTCGCCCGACTCGTAGCGGATCACGCTCGTTCTCCCTATGCCCAATTTCTCGGCGAAAACGGCCTGGCTGAGCTCTCCTCGAATGGCCCGGATGCGCTCGCCAACTTCTTTCTCTCTCTTTCCGGCGGCCATGCGAAGTCTCCAAACAGGGCTTGACAGAGTTCCCGGACGGGAACATCATTTGTTCCCAATGCAGATGCAAGGGAACAGGAAGGATAGCCCATGGAGGTCACACGCAACCCCGGACTCGATTTGGCGCGGCAGGTTAGGGCTGGATTTGTGCTGCAAGGGTCATCTCTGGGGCGCTGGTGCAAGCAGCACGGCGTGCTCCGTCAGAACGCCCTAAGTGCTCTTGTCGGCTCTTGGGATGGCCCGAAAGGTCGGGCGCTTCGGAATCGGATCATCAAGGCGGCAGGTCTGTCGCTGAGGGAGGCGGCATGAACGCCAAACGCCATCCCGTGCTCGTCACCTTCGCGGCTGTCGACGACGGCAGCGATCTGCTGGTGTTGCACACGCAGGGTGTCAGTCGCCGCCGTGCACGTGCCTACGTGCGGGAATGTGCACGTCTCTTCGGCGTGCCGTTCGGGGTGGGCTCCTATGCCGAAGGAGGGTTCACGCCGCCCGACCGGGATCGTGCTGCGCGTCCTTCCAGAATCTCGGCAAAGCAGGCGCGCTCTGCGCGGCGGGCTGCACGATGAGCGCCGCCGCATCCACTGGGCTTCAAGCAGGGTTTATGGCGGCGATTGCCGTGTCCCTGGCAGAAAGCCGGGCGCACGCAACTGCGAGTTCGGAACGCGAAGAGTTCACACGAGGCTGCGAGCTGGCTTTGCGTCTCGCGCCGGCAATCATCCCCCGGATCCGAGGTGAACTCCTATCGATCCTGCAGGAGGGCTTCACATCGTGAACGCGGCTTTTCCCACCAACGACCTTCGCATCGCGCGCCACTTTCTGGCCGCCGCGCCCTCGGTCGCCTCCCGCCTCACCTCAGTGGTGCTGCGCGTCAGCCGCTTCGACGGCGAGTTCGAGAGCACCGAGCCGCTGGAGCGCGAGCTGCGCGCCATCACCGATGACGCCTACCGGGTGCTCTACGCCCTGGAGCAGCTCGGGCTGGTCCCGCGGGATCAACCCGAGCATGAGTCAGCGGAGCCCCGGACATGAGCGCCGCCGACGGCATCAACCTGGCGATTCTTCGCCGGGCCAAGGCGCTGATCGAGGCGCTGGCCGGACACAGCTTCGACGGCCTGCGCAACCGACAGCTTGCCCAGGCGGTTGAGCAGCGCGACGCCACCACCCTGCGCGACCTGGCCGTGCTGCAGGAGATCGGCTGGGTCGAGCGCATCCCCGGCCGGGAAGAGTTCTGGCGGCTGTCGCCGCGCCTGATCCAACTCGCCATCGCCCACCAGGCCGAACGCGCCCGCGTCGACCAGCGCGTGAGCGATTTCCACAACCGCTACAGCCGCACCCCCACCTGAGGAACCACGATGAACCCGAAAGAACTAGCAGTCGCGCGAGACGCCGCGATTTTGGAGGGAATGATCCAGGTCGAGCTGCTCACCCTGATGAGCCAGGCCGTGATGATGGGCAATCACCTGCGCCACTTGCGAGTCGCCGACGCTGAGCAGATGCACGCTGTCGCCGACAAGGTCGGTCTCAGCCGTCGCCATGCCGAGCTGCTGATCGTGGCCACTGAGCGCGCTGCCAAGCACCGCAGCGAAGGCCACTCCGAACTCCGAGCGATCGAGCTGCTCAGCACAGACCGCGAGCTGATGGCGCAGCTGCTCGAACACACCCGGCGTGCGGTGGAGGGGGTGCGCTGATGGCCGGCCGGAAGAAGGTGGCCCCGGCTGAGCCCGCCACGGACATGCAGATCGTCGAGCGGACACCGCCGGAGATGGCGGCTCAGGAGATCGCTGCGCGGGAGGCAGGGGAGCTTGTTTCGATCGATCAGGCGATGGGATGGATGCAGCTCAGTGACTCGCTCGCGAGCATCCAAGGTCTGCAGTTCGTTGCGACGGTCGCAGATCGCGCCATTGCAGAGACGTACGTCAAGGTCAAGAAATCAAAGGCTTACGTCGGAATCCCCTACAGAGACCAGAACGGCAACGTCCGACTGTCGCAGACGCTCGACGAGTTCTGCCGCACACGGCTCGGCAAATCCTACCGCCGCTGCGAAGAGCTGGCCACGAACCTGGAGCTGCTGGGTGGCGAGCTGTACGACGCCGCCCAGAAGATGGGTCTCGGCCAGCGCGACTACAACGCCCTCAAGGTGCTGCCGGCCGACGATCAGGAGGTGATCCGTCAGGCCATCGCCGAAGGCGGCGACCGCGATGCAGTGGTGGGCATGCTCACCCAGCTGGTGGAACGGCAGGCTGTCGAGAAAACGGAACTCAAGGCCGACCTAGTCGCCAAGGATGAGGTCGCCGCCAAGAAGTCCGCACGCATCACCAAGCTGGAAGAGGATCTCGCCAAAGCGCGCCGCCAGGCGCGCAAGGCCACGCCCGACGAAACCCTGGCCACCCTGCGGTCGCGGTTGACCGAAGTCGCGGTGGGCATCGAAGCCGAGATCAACGCCAGCGGCGATGTGGGCAGCCTGCGCCGCTGGGTGGGCGAGGTGATGGAGCTGGCCAACGCCCACGACCTTGACGTGATGCCGATGCTGGCCGGCAGCATCGCCCAGATCGAGCGGGTGCTGTGGTGCCTGCGCGACGAGTTCGGCATTCCGCACGCGGCGGTGGGCAGCCCGCAGACCGAAGCGGACATGGCCCTGGGCAAGGCGGTCTGACATGGGCGCGCTCGACAGCCCCGCGGCGCGGCAGGTGCTGGAGGAGACGGCCCTGCGCCTGCACACCGCCGCCCACGGCACCAAGGGTGTCATCGCTGCCCAGGCCGCCGAGCGCCTGGGCGTATCGGTGCAATCGGTGTACGCCGCGATCAAGACGCGGCGGCTGTGCTGGACCAAGGTCAGCCGCCAAGGGGAGATCACCCAACGAAAGCGCCGCGAGGATGCGAACTCGTCCGCGCTGAGCCACACGGAGGCGCGCGCCATCGCCGCCTACATTCGCGAGAGCGACCGCAAGACCGGCAAGGTGCTGGCGGACATCGAGGCTGCCGTGGAGGCGCTGCGCGCCAACGGCGAGATCCTCGCCGGCCGGGTCGACAAGGCCACCGGCGAGTTCACGGCGCTGTGCACCACCGCGATCAGTCGGGCGATGCGCGCCTACGGCTGCCATCCGGGCCAGCTGCGCGAGCCGGCCCCGAAGATCGCCATGGCGACCCCGCACCCCAACTATTGCTGGCAGATCGATCCCAGCCTGTGTGTCCTGTACTACCTGCGCGGCCAGAAGGGCCTGCAGGCCATGCCCCACGACGAGTTCTACAAGAACAAGCCGGCCAACCTGGCCCGCGTGGAGAACGAGCGCGTTTGGCGCTACGTTCTGGTGGACCACTGCACCGGCGCCTTCTACGTCGAGTACGTGCTGGGCGCCGAGTCGGGCGAGAACCTGTGCACTGCCTTCATCAACGCGATGCAGCAGCGCGGCCCGGAAGACCCCTTCTGCGGGGTGCCGGTGATGGTGATGCTGGACCCGGGCAGCGCCAACACCGGGCAGATGTTCCGCGCGCTGTGCGCTGCGCTGGGCGTGGCGGTGCAGATCAACCAGCCCAAGCAGCCCTGGGTGAAGGGCTCGGTTGAAAAGCACAACGACATCATCGAATGCGAGTTCGAGCACCGCTTGAAGTTCCACCCGGTGGAGTCGCTAGAGCAGCTCAACGCCGCCGCCTGGCGCTGGATGCGCTGGTTCCAGGCCACGCGCCAGCACTCGCGGCACAGGATGACCCGCTACGACGCCTGGATGCGGATCACGGCGGAGCAGCTGGTACTGGCCCCGTCAGTGGAGGAGTGCCGCACGCTGGCCACGCACCAGCCGATCCTGCGCAAGGTTGATGTACGCCTGCGCGTGAGCCTGCAGGGACGGCGCTACAGCGTGGCCGCGGTGCCCAATGTGGGCGTCGGCCAGAAACTGCTGGTCGCGCGCAATGCATGGTCCGCGGACTCGGTTCACATCCTCGGGCACGACGATTCCGGCCGCGAGACCTTCTTTGCCGCGCCGCTGGTGGAGCGCGATGCCTGGGGCTTCGAGGGCGCTGTCACCATGGGCCAGTACCGCAGCGCGCCCAGCACGCGGGCCGACATCGAGCGCGCTGCCGTCGAGCGCGTGGCGATGGAGGCGGCCACCGACGATGAGGCCGCAGCCAAGCGCAAGGCCAAGGCGTTGCCGTTTGGCGGGCGCATCGATCCCTACAAGCCGGTCACCGACACGCCCACGCCCAGCTACCTGCCGCGCCGTGGCTCAGCGGCACAAGTTGACGCGCCCGCCGTGGTCGAACTGACGCCCTCAGCGCCACCGATCCGCCCGGCTTACACCCCGCGTTTGCTCGGACATGTGGAGCTGGCGCGCCTGGTCAAGCCGCTGTTCGAGGCCGAGGGCGGCACCTGGACGCCGGCGCTGTACGCCGAGCTGTGCCGCCGCTGGCCGCAGGGTGCGGCCGAGGAGCAGGCCGCCGAGGTCGCGCAGCAGCTGCGGGCGCGCAACGTGCTGAGGATCGCGCAATGACGGCGCTGGCCCTTCGCGCTGTGCTCGACGAGCACAACATCACGCTCAAGGAGCTGGCGGCGCATGTCGGCGTCTCGCGCAGCGCAGTAAGCCTGCTCTGCAACCGCGGCCAGTGGCCGGCGCGCGACCGCCGCGCGGTGCGCGATCAGATCAAGACCTTTCTGGAAGCCCGCGGCATCGAGCCGACCGACGGGCTGTTCAAGAAGGCCTCGGCGCGTAGCAGCGCACCGAGGCCAGGCTCCCCTGCTACTCCGAATGCCGAGGAAACCACCGACATGCTACTCCGCAAACACACCGTTCCGCACGCCGTGCGCCAGCACTTCGGTCTGAGCGCAGATCCCTTCGCCGAGCCTCGCGAGATCGAGGAGGTGTTCACCGCCAGCGCCGACATTCGCTACATCCGCGAGGCCATGCTCGATGCCGCACTGCACGGCGGCTTCCTCGCCGTCATCGGCGAGAGCGGCGCCGGCAAGTCCACGCTGCGCGAGGAGCTGATCGATCGCCTGCAGCGCGAGTCGCGCAACGTCATCGTCATCCAGCCCTACGTGCTGGCCATGGAGAGCAGCGACACGGTCGGCAAGACCTTGCGCAGCCAGCACATCGCCGAGGCGATCATGGCCGAGGTCGCGCCCCTGGCGAAGACCAAGAGCAGCCCCGAGGCACGCTTCCGCCAACTGCACCAGTCGCTGCGAGAAAGCGGTCGCAACGGCATGCGCCACGTGCTGGTGATCGAAGAGGCCCACGCCCTGCCGCGCGCCACGCTGCGCCACCTGAAGCGCTACCTCGAACTTAAGGACGGCCTGCGCCCGCTGATCAGCATCATCCTGCTGGGGCAGCCCGAGCTGGCCACCAAGCTGGCCGAGCAGGACCCGGAAGTCCGCGAGGTGGTGCAGCGGATCGAGGTGGTCACCATCGCGCCGCTGGACACGCACCTGGAGGCCTACCTCGCCAAGCGCTTCGACCGCGCCGGCGTGCCGCTGGCGCGGGTGATCGACGGCAGCGGCCTCGACGCCCTGCGTACGCGCCTGGCGCCCACCAGCAAGCGGGCGATGTCGCTGCTGTATCCGCTGGCTGTGCACAACCTGCTGGCCCGCGCGATGGGCATCGCTGCGGACATCGGCGCCGAGCGGGTCAGCGCCGACATCGTGCGGGAGGTGTGAGATGGGCGATTCGAAGGCTTTTCCATGTCCGCGCTGCGGCGCTGACCTCTCCGTCGCCATCGTCGACATCAACGGCGTGATCCGGGCCACGGAGGATCCCGAAGCCAAGGCTCGCCTGGAGATCGCCATCACGTGCGACGAGTGCGAGGAGGATTGCTTCGCCTTCATCAGCTCCGCTGATCTTGTCGATGCAGACGGCAATGGGTTTCAGGAGGTCCGGTCATGAGCGCCTCCTCGACCCCGCAGCCCACCGACCGCGCCACAACAGCCGTACCGCTGAACCCCGCGAACGCCATCACCTATCAGGGCGTGTGCGACCTGCTGATGGCGCTGTTCCGGCTCGACGCGGCCGGCGCCACGGTGCTGGAGGTGCGACTGGGCGGACGCAACCCGCGCATCCGCATCGACGCCGGAACGGCCTTCATTCGCGGCGCGGTGCGCACCCGGATCACCGAGCGCGGGCAGCGCCGCGCGGTGATGGCCACGCGCGTGGCCGGCTGCCAGGTCGAGTGGGAGGAGCGCGCCCGCGAGCCCACCCCGCATGCCGCCTGACGACTACTGGCCCGATGAGGCCCGGTACGTCCAGGCCTCGATCCGGCATCACCAACTGAACAGGGAACTCCACCATGGCGAAGAAAGCCCGCATCAAGACCACCGCCGTCGAAGCTGCCACCAGCCGCGAGGAGGCCGACCGGCTGATCGAGCAGATCGGCATCCAGCAGCGCCAGCGCGAGGCGCTGCAGACGGCGATGAACGACGAACTCGCGCGGATCAAGGCGCAGTACGAGGAGTTCGCCGCGATCCCGGCCGGCGTGATCCGTGAGCTGACCGAGCGCGTGCGCATCTACGCCGAGGCCAACCGCATCGAGCTGACCCGCGATGGCAAGGTCAAGACGGTGAAGCTCGCCAACGGCGAGATCCGCTGGCGAGTGCGCCCGCCGTCCGTGGGGCTGACCAAGATCCTGGATG